ACTATCTGCTGCGTTGTATGTTTCACTCAACGACCAATCTTGTCCAGATGTGGTGACAGTATATGTGCCAGCACCAGTGGAAATACCACCCATCGTGCCTGCTGTGATGTTAGACCCAGAGGCAGAATAACTACCACCGATTCTTACCGCAGTAGACCGTGCAGCATCAACAGTTAGTTGGACTGAAGAAGCATGTTTAGTAACAAGACCACCAGCGTATGCAGGTGTTGCCATCAAAATCATTACAAATGGTAAAAACTTACGCATTTTCCATTTAGTAAAAGTCCTATCTATATGTAGGTGGGGGAAACTTTACAACTATATTCGGTTTACTTGACATTGTGTTTCTAGGTATTACTATTAAATAATACTGAATGCCTTCGGGGTTCACACAATCAAACTCGCTTTTAAAGGAGCATAACAAATGACTGGACTGCGTAAGTTCGGCACCAAAGATTTGGGTGCCATCGTAGATGCTGCAGAAAAATACAGCGTCGGACTAGATGACATTTTTTACAGACTGCATTCCTATGGAATGGGATCAGTCAACGAAGCGTATCCCCCTTATAATCTCGTGAAAGAATCTGAGATTAAGTGGAGGATCGAAATGGCACTTGCTGGTTGGGGCAAGGATGAAATCGAAGTAAGCACAGAATCGAACGTCCTCCTAGTCAGGTCTAAGACGGCGAAGTCGAAGGGAGAAGAAGAGTACATGCATCGTGGCGTTGCAACTCGGACTTTCGCCAGAGGTTTTAATCTGTCTGACGATGTTGAAATCGGAACAGTGACTTTCAAAAATGGAATGCTTGTGGTAGAATTACGGAAGATTATTCCTGACCATCAGAAACTCAAAGTCTATGATATTGAAGATGCTGAAAGTGCTGGGTCATCCAGTGACTCTGTTTAATGGTCTGCTAGTTGGATTTCTTATCATTGTAGGATTGGCACATAATCATGCTCACTACACTATGGAACTTGATGCTGATTCTTATGTCAGAGGATGGTGTAAGAAAAACCAAGACGTTTGTCGAAGATATTCTACACCCGATGATTATTGATATATAGTATACAACCGAAGAGACCCTCAGGGGTCTCTTTTTGTTTGAGGTATACCTATGAATGTGTATGTAAATCTAAAACCGAATAACTATGATGGTGAGTCCGACCTCTTGACAGTAGAGGTTCCTGCGTCTTATACTGAAGAACTTCTGCGACATGTTCGACCTATTGCAGAAAACAAACAAACAACTGAAGATAGAATCCTTAAGGATATTATTAAAGAAGCAGTTCTAGAAATTGAAAGGAGGAGTTATGAGCGTAAGAATCGTAAGAACAAGAAGTAACGAAGACATCATCTGTGACCTGTATGAGGTTACTACTAAGGAAGAACCTGAGAAAGCGGTAGGATTTCAAATGAAGAATCCTTATTCCGTTTGGATTTCTGCTCCTAAAGATGATGCTGTCATTGATATTAGTGGCGAAGGTGTCACGACTAAAATCAGTGAACCTGCAATTCATTTTGAACCTTGGGCACCATTGTCCAAGAACAAGGATATCATGTTGAAACTCGATGAAGTTGTAACTGCATATGAGACACATGATGAGATTCTCGAAAAGTACAATCAACTCGTGGAGGTAGAAAATGGAGGAAGCAGTGATCAAACTGGTGCTCCTGAAGGAGAGACCTGAATACCTTATTGGTAAGGTAACAGAACTAGATGAAGAACCTAGTCTCTTGATTGAGACTTGTTATGAGATTGTTGATGGGGAACTGATGCCCTTCCCGAAGTACAGTGCTCAACGTGACATTTTCTTGACTTCTGAGACGATCCTGACTATACTGGATCCGAGCCCTGAAGTCTTAGAGAAGTACAAACAAGAATGAGTTCTTTCTATACCAACATTCAACTTGCTGGTGACACGATTCTTTACCGAGGATATGAAGACGGGAAACCTATTTCATACCGTGCAAACTTTGCTCCGACTCTGTACGTTCTCTCTCGTAAACAAGAGGATTTCAGAACGTTGGATGGCAAATACGTCTCACCTATCAAGTTTCAAACTGCTCGTGAAGCACGAGACTTTATCAAGCAGTATGATGGTGTAGCAGGATTTGAGGTACACGGATACGAGAGATTCGTGTATCAATACATTCGCCAGGAGTTTCCTGGTGAAGTAGATTATAATATCAACCAGATGAAAATCTACGCAATGGACATTGAGGTTCAATGTGAGAATGGATTCCCTAATGTAGAAGAGGCAGCAGAAGAGATGCTGTCTATCACCATCAAGGATATGGTGACTAAACAATATTACTGTTGGGCAACTCGTGAGTTTGAAGCACCGAAGGGTGTAGAGACTCATATCTTCTGGACTGAACATGAAATGCTAAACCATTTCCTTGAGTGGTGGGTGCAAAATACTCCAGACATCCTGACGGGATGGAATGTCAATCTGTATGACGTTCCATATATTGCTCGTCGGGTTTGTCGTGTGCTTGGAGAGAAGTGGATGAAGAGTCTCTCTCCTTGGAACCGTGCTAATGAGAGGGAAGTGTATGTACAAGGACGTAAAAATTATGCTTACGATATCTCTGGTGTCAATATTCTTGACTATCTCGATCTTTATCGTAAGTTTACATATTCAAACCAAGAGTCTTATCGTCTCGACCATATTGCCTTCGTTGAACTCGGACAACGAAAAGTAGACCATAGCGAGTATGAAAACTTCAAAGACTTCTACACTTCAGACTGGCAGAAGTTCATGGAATACAACATCCAAGACGTTGAACTGATCGACAGACTGGAAGACAAAATGAAGTTGCTTGAACTTGCCATCACGATGAGTTACGATGCCAAGGTGAACTTTGAAGATGTGTATAGTCAGGTCCGTATGTGGGACACCATGATTTACAACTATCTCACGGATCGCAACGTTGTTGTTCCTCCTAAGAAAGGTGCTAAGAAGGATGAAAAATACGCAGGAGCATACGTCAAGGAACCGATTCCTGGAAAGTATAACTGGGTTGTGTCTTTTGACCTTAATAGTCTGTACCCTCACCTTATTATGCAGTACAATATCTCGCCAGAGACACTCATCGACGCCCGACACCCAACGGCTACAGTTGATAGAATTCTTGAGGAGTCGTTAAACGTTGATGGTGAATATTGTGTATGTGCAAACGGTGCTCAGTACCGAAAAGATATTCGCGGGTTCCTACCCGAAATGATGCAAAAGATCTATGATGAACGAACCATTTATAAGAAAAGGATGCTTGCCGCTAAGCAGTCCTTGGAACATGCCAAGACACCTGCAGAGACCTCATCACTTCAAAAAGATATCTCAAAGTTCAACAACATCCAGATGGCAAGAAAGATCCAACTCAACTCTGCCTATGGTGCAATCGGTAATCAATACTTCCGATACTACAATCTGGCAAATGCTGAGGCAATCACTCTCTCGGGTCAAGTCTCGATTCGTTGGATCGAAGGAAAAGTAAATAGTTACCTTAACAAACTACTCAAAACGGAGGACCATGATTATGTTATTGCCAGTGATACTGACAGCATCTATATCTGTCTTGATTTACTTGTCCGCTCTGTATTTAATGCACAGGATGTTCCTGCAGAGAGGATCGTTAACTTCCTCGATGCTGCCTGTAAGGATCGAATCGAACCATTCATTGACAGATCGTACAAAGAACTAGCAGATTACGTTGGTGCCTATGAACAGAAGATGTTCATGAAGCGAGAGAACATTGCTAACAAGGGCATCTGGACTGCTAAGAAGCGATACATCCTTAACGTCTGGGACAGCGAGGGTGTTCGTTATGAGAAACCTAAACTGAAGATCATGGGTCTGGAGGCAGTGAAGTCTTCTACCCCTGCTGCTTGTCGCACTGCTATTAAGGAGTGTATGACGGTTATTATGAACAAAGAAGAGGAAGACGCACAGGCATTCATTGCTAAGTTTAAGGATGAGTTTTCTTCGTTGCCAGTCGAAGATATTTCATTCCCCAGAGGGTGTAATGGGATAAATAAGTGGTCCAATCCACAAACGATTTATAGCAAAGGTACGCCTATTCATGTGCGTGGCGCTCTGCTATACAACTTCTACAATAAGAAGAATAAACTTACACACAAGTATCCTCTAATACAGGATGGGGAGAAGATTAAGTTTGTCTATCTGAAGACCCCAAACAAAATCAACGAGAATGTCATCAGTTATCTGAATACATTCCCGAAGGAGTTTGGTCTTGACAAACAGGTAGACTATGACTTACAATTCTCAAAGAGTTTCCTCGACCCTATCAAAGTTATTATGGACACGATTGGATGGCAAGCAGAAAAAGTAGCATCACTGGAGTTCCTATTCGGATGAAAAAAAAGTTTATAGTTTCCTATCAGAGTGCTTTTGGATTCTCTCCTCGCGAAGAGAAATCATTCAATGATCTGACGGAAGCACAATGGTTTGAGCGTGCCATGAAACGTTCTAACTATATCACAACATTATTGGAGATTAAAGAGTGAATTTTTTAAAAGATGTAGCAAAGGAGATCGGTAATGAATATGCAGGACTTGTTAGTGACGGTGTTGCAGCAGGTGATACCAGTGGTTTCATTGATACTGGCAGTTACATCTTTAATGCTTTGGTATCTGGCTCAATCTTCGGAGGTGTCCCTGGAAACAAGATTACCGCTATTGCAGGAGAGTCGTCTACTGGCAAAACTTTCTTTTGTCTTGGCATTGTTCAGCATTTCCTCGATAGCAATCCCGACTCTGGGGTAATCTATTTCGAGTCTGAGTCTGCTATCTCTAGGCAGATGATTGAGGATCGTGGTATTGCATCTGATCGTATGATGATCGTGCCTGTTGCCACCATCGAACAGTTCCGAACTCAGTCCTGTCGTATCCTGGACAAGTACATGGAGCAACCTGTGGAGGATCGTAAACCTCTGATGTTTGTTCTAGACTCTCTGGGTATGCTCTCTACAGAGAAGGAGATTGCGGACGTTGCTGCTGATAAGCAGGTTCGTGACATGACCAAAAGTCAGTTGATCAAGGGTGCATTCCGTGTACTCACCTTGAAACTGGGTAAGGCAAATGTGCCTATGCTGGTCACCAACCATACTTATGATGTCATCGGTGCTTATATGCCGACGAAAGAAATGGGTGGTGGTTCTGGTCTCAAGTATGCATCTTCTACTATCATCTATCTGTCTAAGAAGAAGGAGAAAGATGGCACCGAAGTTGTTGGTAACATTATTAAGTGTAAGGCACAGAAGTCTCGTCTGACTAAAGAGAACTCTCAAGTCGAAACTCGCCTCTACTATGACCGTGGTCTTGATCGTTACTATGGACTGCCTCAACTTGCTCTGAAGTATGACATCTGGAAGAAATCGGGTAGTTATATTCAACTTGAGGATGGTAAGAAGGTTTACGAAAAGACTATTCTTTCGGAACCTGAAAAGTATTTCACCGAAGAGGTGATGGCACAACTTGAAGAGGCAGCAGCACAGGAGTTCCGTTATGGTGGGTGAGAATCTTCTTGACTATGTTAGAACGTACAATGGATTGGTTGATAAGTCTTTTTGTGAAACTGTCATTGAGACGTTTCATGAATCCGACAGCGAGTATATTGATAGAGAGCAGCGACCTTCCTTCACGGAACTGAATATCTCTCAAAGATTCTTGGCAAAGGATATTCAGTGGGTTAAGATTCAGAATACTCTTACCGATGTATTCGTTGATGCTGTAGAGAAGTACATGGATGACCTGGATCTTGGTCCAGACTTCCCTTCTAAGTATGCATTTGAAGAGCATCGCCTCAAGATGTACAAAAACAATAGTCATGATCAGTTCAAATCTCATGTCGATGTTGGCGACTATCGTTCAGCACGACGTTTTTTAGTTTGCTTTCTGTATCTGAATACTGTCAGTGAGGGAGGCGAGACAAACTTTCCTAAATTAAACTACTCAGTTGCCCCTGAGTGTGGTAGAATACTGGTGTTCCCTGCTACCTGGCAGTGGAGACATGCGGGTCTTCCCCCTGTCTCTGAGAACAAGTACATCGTCGGCACTTATCTTCACTACGTATGAATCTCGAAGTAACCATTCTTAGTAACCTCATTTTTAACCAGAGGTATACTCGCAAGGTGCTTCCTTTCATTCGTCAAGAGTATTTTACTGCACGTGAATACAAAATCATTTTCCTTGAGATTCATGAGTATGTGAGTCAGTATGAAGCACTACCATCTCTCAATGCAATTGGTATAGAATGTCAGGAGCGAACGGACCTCACAGAGGACCAGTATAAACAAGTAGTTGAGGTACTAAATGTCCTTTCCGATGATCCCGCAGACTTTGACTGGCTCGTTAATACTACGGAAAAGTGGTGTCAAGAGCGTGCGATCTACCTATCTCTTATGGAGAGTGTCAAGATTGCTGATGGACAGGATTCCAAGCGCGATAAAGGTGCCATTCCACAGATTCTTTCTGAGGCACTCGGAGTATCATTTGACCAACACGTAGGACACGATTATGTCTCAGACGCAGAAGCACGATACGATTTCTACCACCGCAAAGAAGATAAGATACCGTTTGACCTGTCTCTCTTCAATAAGATTACAAAGGGCGGTCTTCCGAACAAAACTCTTAACATCGCACTCGCTGGTACTGGTGTGGGCAAATCTTTGTTTATGTGCCACTGTGCTTCCTCGGCGTTGCTTCAGGGGAAAAACGTCCTTTACATCACGATGGAGATGGCGGAGGAAAAAATCGCTGAACGTATTGACGCAAATCTTCTCAATATACCTATCCAACAACTTTCGGATCTTCCGAAGGTAATGTTCGATAAGAAGATTGCAAACCTTTCTAAAAAGACTCAGGGTAAACTAATTATTAAAGAGTATCCTACCGCTTCTGCTCATGTCGGACACTTTAAGTCTCTTATTTCTGATCTTGCTCTTAAGCGGTCTATTAGACCCGATATTATCTTTGTGGATTATCTCAATATCTGTGCTTCCGAAAGATATAAAGGGAGCATTGTCAACTCTTATACCTACGTCAAAGCAATCGCTGAGGAACTTCGTGGTCTCGCGTGTGAATGCAACGTACCTATTATCAGTGCTACGCAGACCACTCGTTCAGGTTATGGTAGCACTGATGTTGACCTTACTGACACTAGTGAATCCTTTGGTCTCCCTGCTACTGCTGATCTTATGTTTGCCCTTATTAGCACGGAGGAGCTTGAGGGTATGAATCAGATCATGGTCAAGCAACTGAAGAATAGATACAATGACTTGACCACCTATAAAAGATTTTGCATAGGTATTGACAGAGCGAAGATGAGGTTGTATGATGTGGAGGAGTCTGCTCAAGATGATCTAGTTGATTCTGGTCAAGGCACTAAAGAGCAGCAGATCGATATAGTTAAAAAGTTCACAGCAAAGAAAACATTTCAAGACCTAAAGTATGATTGACCCCCAAAAGTATCTGGAGTTTGTAGATGCCGTCACGTCGCTACAAAGCAAAGACCACGAAGCATTCATTTATCGTATTCAAGAGTTGGAAGGTGTTGGATTTCCTGCCGAGCGACTGCTTACTGCTTCTGTAGGTATGTGTGCTGAGGCAGGTGAGTTTACCGAAGTGGTAAAGAAGATTGTTTTCCAAGGCAAACCAGTCAACGAAGAAAACCTGTTCCATCTCAAACGTGAACTGGGTGACATCATGTGGTATGTTGCTCAAGCGTGTATGGGTCTTGGCACCTCTCTCGATGAAATCATTGAGATGAATGTGGACAAACTCAAGGCACGTTATCCTGGTGGTGAGTTTGATGTCCACTATTCCGAGAATCGGAAGGCAGGTGATCTGTGAATATCATCCCTCAGTTTATCGAAGCATTTGAAGCACTGGGTTGGGATCCCTCTGATGACATTGTAATTGATATCGGAGGCACTCAAGTCTCTGGTATCGATGTCGGTGAAGTCTACAATGAGAAGTGGCAGTCACCCATCGGCACTCGTAAATATAACAAAGATGCTTTCCTTGTAATTAAAAACAACACTCGCTCACCCTTCGCCCCCTCAGTAAACGATGACCCAGAACGAAAAGGATATCATATCCAAGATGCAACTGGACAACCTAGCGAAACTGAATGATGGACGATGGTATCGAGTCGAAACCGTCAACTCATACGGAGAGCGCACGACAAAATATGTTGTTGAATTTGTTTCTGTAGATGTATAGTTTCTGGATTCACCTAGTAGCATTCTTCCAAGTTGTCGTGATGAATTGTATTCAACCTGTCAACTGGAAGTATTGCTATCGGGTGGACCAGTGGTTGATACCAGATCTTGTAGAAGGATATCAAATCTGGTCAGGACAAAAGAAAATCTACCAGAATGAAAAGGATTATCTAAATAGTCTTGACGACGTAATTGAGTAGATGAGCAACAGTCCTTCTAAAGTTTTTCTTGCACTGAATGAAGTTCTTCAAGATATTGAAGTTGACCAAGTGAAAGAAAGTCCTACTATGCAGAAGATGCGTGTTGTTACTGCAGAGCGTGCAGAAGTTCAAGGACAGATTCACGAAAAATTAAAAAAATTGGGGGTTCGGTTTGACACTACAGTTGTTAAGTCCGAGTCCTCTTTTGCTGTAACTGAAATTCCTATTGATGACCCAGAAGAGGGCAAGTATAAGATTCGTTTAATCTATAAGAAGAAAGGTGGTGGAGGTTCTGGAGCGGGTGCAGAAGTAACTAAGTTATCTGAATCTGCACAGTGTATGTTTGCTGCACTTGCATGGAAGAAAGGTGGGGATGTTGGTATTGCTGACGTTACTTGTGAAAACTTTAATGATAAAAAGGTGAAGAGTAAAACAATCACTGATGAAAACTATGATCGAATGTGCAATGAACTAGATGATGCGTGGATTAACTCTTGTATCTCTGGAGCAAATAAGTTAAGAGCAACATACGGAAAGAATAACAAGTATAAGTTCCACAGAGGTTCTCCTCAGGTTAATGCGATTGAAGGGCACTTCAAACGAATTAAGAAGTTGGAAGGTGTTAGGATGGACCTTAATAAATGGTCTCCTGCAGACATCTATTTGATTCGTGATGATTTTGATATTTCTTGTCTTGCAGCAGAGAAAACTATTCTTGGTTTAAATGCTTGTATGAGGCAGCATCTTGATAGTGGTGAACTGATTGGGGTTTCTCTTAAAAAGATTACTAGCAGCACAGCACAACTGAAACCAATGAATCAAGCTGGAACTACTCCAGTAGTTACCTATGATGGTTATGAGTTAAGTGCAGATTCTATGGATGGATATTTGAAATGTAAGGTAGGAAATAAGTCTGCAAAGATTCAGTTCAGAAGTTTTGGTGGTGAAACCTCATTGACTGGTTGGCAGGGTGAAGTTAAAGGTGCATCTGCAAACCAGGGTAAGATTTCTTA